CAAGAGTTACTGAGTTTGGCTGAATTGTAGTTGTTATTTCTACATTGCCAAGGTTTGTCATTGTTGCAGAGCCAGTTACATCTCCTGAAAGTGTAATTACTGGATCTTTATTAAGAGATACTGCTCCTGCTGTAACTGTAAAATCTGTTGAGCTAAATGAAGCAACACCCTTATTTGTGTATGTTGCATCTTCTGCAGATACTGTAATTGTGTTATTTGTTACGGCTACATCAATTCCTTCTCCGCCAGCAACTGTGAGTGTATCTGTAAGAAGGTCAACTGTGTCTGTTCCAGTGTCTCCAGCAACCGAAAGATTGGTTGCTACGTTTACTGTTCCAGCTGCAGTCAAACGACCTTGAGCGTCAACTGTAAATGTAGGAATTGCTGTTGTTGATCCGTATGATCCAGCAGTTACTGCTGTATCATTAAGCTTTAATGTTGTTGTGCCTGCGGTATCGTCGTATGTTGCGGTTAAAGCTGTTCCTGCTAATACGGACGAACCAATAATGTCTTGAATTACTTCTGTAGAACCAGATGCAGGTGTCCACTCTGTTCCATTGTAGAAGTAAAGAATATTTGTCCCAGTATTGTAGTATATTTGACCAGATACTGGATTTGAAGGCGCTGAGCCTAAGTTTTGGATTCTAGCATTGAGCAACTCATTCTTGTTGAGATCAACGCTAACTAAAAATTTTCTTGCCATTTGCTATCTCCTTATGACAGGTATGCTGTCCCTGAAAATGGTTGAGCCATAGTCAGTGTTATTTGGTTTAAACTATTATAATCTATTCCAGTTTCTAAAATATCTCCTGCGCTGGACTTGACTGTTACGTTTGGACTAAATCCAAGACCGTGAACAATAGCAACAGAATATATTCCCAATACTGGTCCCGTTACTTGAGCCAATTCCCAATCATACGCCAGAGTATTATTTGTTAAAAATATTTTCCCTGAGCCTGACCAAGTTGAATCAGAAAGTTTTGGACCGTGAAAAACTGCAGATGTTGTATCAAAATAAAAGTCTCCTGCGAGCCCAAAATTTCCTGCGGGTTCACCAGATCCATTCAGTATTGTTCTTCCTCTTGGTCCTTGTGGACCTGGAGAAGACACTATAACTTTATTTATTTGCTCTCTAACAACTACAGATTCAGCCATTATATAGTTACCGATCTATTTAGGGTAAGAAACCCTTCAAGGAGCTTTATCTTATTCGTATTAGAATCTACGACCATAATGTCATATACTGATTTTGGATAAAAGAGTTTATTTGTTTGAGTTGGTGTAAGAGTTACAGTTAGTTTACCAAGAGAGCCATCTATTACAATACCGCCACTTGGAGATGTTAAAGTTACTGCTAACTTTGTTCCACCCTTTACATCACGTATCTGCATTTTTGCAGATGCGTAAGTTAGATCAATCGCATTTCCATTTTCATCTTTATATTCTACTACAAAGCTGAATGTCGCATTTTGATCTACTTCGAAATTCTTTTGTCCTGCCATTTGCCATAGTCTCCTAAATAGGAATACTCCTGTACTAATTTTAGCACAGGAGTATTTCTAATTGACTGTTTTACTTTTTAGTGAATCCGAACGATGGCTCGTTTGGATTAAGTGCTTTCAAAATTACGGGTGCTGTGGCAGCAAATCCGCCCAGTAGTAGGTCTCTTGGACTCGTGTTGCCAGTCATATATAGAGCAATCGCTGCTCCTAGAAAATGACGTCCATAACTTGCTAGTGCTGCTAGAATTTTCTCTTGCATTGTAACCTTTCCATCTTCATTAAGATCTTCTTTAGCTTTTGCCATTTTTGATCCTCCTTATTTCTAGGCGGGTTGCCCAGGAATTTTGGGTTTTACCCCAATTCTATAATTGTACCACTATGCGCTAATATCTACCAATTCGCAATTTCCATCAGAGCTACATGCAAGCGTTGCATTTGTAGAAGTACCATCTTCTAGCTCGTAGAAAGATAAATCTTCCCATCTAATGCTTTTAGGCATCTTTGATACCAGATCTTCATATTCTTCTTTTGAAACCTCTTGGTATGGAGCTTGCTTGTAAGAGTGATCAGAGTATGGAAGAAAAGAAATTCCAGAAAGATCGTCAAAGTTTTTATATACCCAGGAACCCACTTCCATCCACTCTTCGTCTTTTACAGATACTGTAATTGATGGCTTATGATCGCACCAAGCCTTTTGGTATATCATCCAAAGCTCAAGGTGCTCTATGGCTGTAAGGTCTTTTCTAAGTGTCGCACCTTCTGGTGCCTTTACAGGAAAAGAAAAAACATAAGTTTCGGTTGGCTTCATAACATCGTCTTCTACTGGTATTCCAATCTCTTTAAGAAAAATTGAAATTGGATCTCCCTTTGAGCCACGAACTGTTCTTATGTAATATTCTGAGTGCCAAGGATGCATGCCAGAAGAAACTCCAGTAAGCTGTGAAACTGTTCCAGAAGGCTTTACACATGTAACAGAGGCAGAAGGATTTATGCCAATATTTAATGCCTCTTTTTTATTTGCTTCGTTAGCTCTGATCTTTAGTCTTTGTAGAGCATGTTCTAAGCGAAGGTGATCATCTTCTTTAATGTGATCTAAATTTTCGCAATTTCCAGGACATGCGTACCTACATGTATAACCTTCTTTTTTATGGGCTTGATATTTTCCAGAAAAATAAGAATTTCCAAACTGACCAGTTAAAGATACGCCAAGGAGTCTTTCTTCTTCTGTATTTTTTCTCCAAACATCTCTTATGTACTTAAAGTTTGTTAGTGTAGATTGCCATGTACCAAGTATTGAAGCAAGCTCTACTTTTCTAGAAACAGACTCTTCATCATCATTTTCACGAATAACAACTTCTGACAAGTTACAGAACTGATTTGGTCTTAATATGATTTCTGAGCAGGGATTAGTTCCATAGTGTATCTCTGGGTCTCTCCCGCTCAATGCAGCTTGTTTTTGTGCTGCTGCAACATTATAGATTCCTCGCTCTCCAGATTTTGAATCGTATAGCGATTTCCATTCAGAAATAAACTGCTCCATATCTGGCTTTCTAGAATATGCTACAGAATTATTTGAAAGAGCACGTTGTGGATTGTGTTCCCACCAGTTTCCAGATTTTGCTTGAGCCATTTCTATATCGTTTATATTAGAAAGAGAAATCATAGCTGATCTGCGAACTCCTCCAACAACAACAACCTCGCCAATCTTACACATTATGTCGTGGGCTTCAATTGGCTTAAGTTGTCTTCCTGCAGCAGTTTTAAACTTTGCAATAGTAAAATCAAACAGGTTTACAAGAGGTTGTGGGCCAGATGATCTTCCGCCCATGGTTTTAAGTCTTGCTCCTGCTGGTCTAACTTTTGTAACATCAAATGATGGTATTTTTCCGTCCCAAAGATTTTTTAGAAGCATCTTGTAGGCTGTTGCCCATCCTGTTTTAGAATCCTCTACAACAATAACATCAGAAACTTTTTCTAAAGTTTGTGGGACTGAAGGCAGCTTATTAATGTATTTGTATTCTACTGAAAATCCAACTCCAGATCCACACATTAGAATATACATGGTTTCGTCAAACGCTCTTGGGTGATCAACTGGTAAATATGAACAGTTATACCCAGCAACATTATCTCTTTCTAGGGCGGGACCAGAAGTCATCACAGCTCTCATAGAAGGCATTACATTTCTTTTATATACAGCATCTTTAAGATTTGAAAGAAGGATTTTATCTGGAGTATAGTCAAAATTTTCTTTTAGGTTATTCAGCATAAAAGAAAAATATCTGTCTACGGTTTCTTTCCATGTTTCTCTTCTATTTAGATCGGGTATCCATCTGGCATATCTAGAAATAGCTATGAAATTTTCGTATGGGTTTTCTATCAAAGCACTGTTTGCATTTGGCTCAAGTAATACCATTGGCTTCTCATCAAAGTAATCTGAGGATTGTTTAAAGTTTTGAATTTTTGTCATTTTGTCTCTTTTCCGCCCAACGGCACATAATTTTTAGTAAGAGTCTTATTCTACCAAAGTTCTTTATAGAAGGGAAGCGTTTAATATAAAATAAGAAAAACTAGCTCTTTATTAGTTAACTACAATATACAAATTGCTATTTTTAGGTTGACATATAACAATAAGTAATGGTATTCTTATAGTTCGTTATCTCTATTGGAGGAAATGCCTATGGAGAATATAAAAGAAAAACTTAGCGATGTCTTACATCACTATGTTGCAATAGCAGTAGCTGTACTGTTTTTATTTACTGGTCAACCAGAAATAATGCAATCAGCATCTGCACTGGTTGTAAAACCAGATGTAAAAACCGAAGCACAACTTAACAAGGAAAAACTGAAGCAATTCAGTAATACTGTGTGGAAACCATCCGAGTCTTTAACAGACAAAGAATTGGTTGAACTTCTCGAAGCTGTAGGCTTTGAGGGTAGCGCCCTTAAAATGGCGTGGGCCGTAGCTAAAAAGGAGTCTAATGGACGCCCAATGGCTTATAACGGTAACAGTAAGACTGGAGACAGCTCTTACGGAATTTTTCAAATCAACATGTTGGGAAACCTAGGTGATGATCGTAAAGAAAAATTCAAACTGGATAGTAACTACTCGTTATTCGATCCAGCAATCAACGCAGAGATAACGTATTATATGACCAATGGCGGTCAAGATTGGTCGTCATGGAAAGGTTTAACTCCTCGAACAAAAGAGTGGTTAGGCAAGTTTCCATCTAAAAAGGAGTAAGGAG